TACTGGCCTGATAGAACAAAAGATATATGACAATAAGTCCATATTAGAAGAGATTTCATTGCAGCCTTATATCAAGAAATACCTAGACAACAATTATGAAGAAATCGTCAAGGAAATCCCCATAAAATCTGTTAACCCTGTTAGACTTGATATTACTAAACAGCAACTTAAAGCAAGCAGTGAACAGATATCAAATAAAATCAATTCAGTATTGGCTGCGATTATAGATTTGCGTAACAACTTATCTGAAAAAATTGTGTTTCCATATTTAGCTTTGTGTTTATCAAAAGATAGGTTATATGCTCCTATGTCGTATAACAACTATTAAATGATTGATGAACATTACGTTTATATTAATTCTCTAGTTAATAAAATTAAAGAAGAAAATAACGAAGCTCTACATGAACTTTATTTTTTCTATAAACCTTTAATTTTGTCAGCTATAAGAAGATGCTGCTCCAAAGAAAAACTATTATTTTCTTACAGAGATGATTTAAATAACGAGTCTATTTTTGTATTAAGAAGTTTGGTTGAAAAATACGACCCTGATTTAAGTTATTTTTCTTATTATTTATCAACCAGAATTGACCATGCTTTACTTGCTCACTTCAAAGCAACATTCTTACCAAAAATTGAGACTCGGGATTATAACGAAGTTCATCACAGCTATGATCCATTCGATAAAATAATTAATGAGATTGTTATTGGCGAAGCTTTAGAAAAACTTAACGAAAAACAAAAAGAAGCTATCACTTTTTATTTTTTTGAAGAACTAACTCAAGAAGAATCTGCATTGAAAGCTGGGATTACACAAGCATCATTTTCAAAAAGGTTAGACAGGGCATTGAAAACATTAAAAGGAATTATTGAAGACCCTCTATAATGCATGGAATAATTTTAAACCTTTTTTTGCAATATATGTTTATGTTCTCGCAAAAAGCTCTCAAATTTAACTAGAGGGCTTTTTCCACGTTAGGGTGATTTTTTAAAATTGGGAGAAAGATGTTGGAAAATAAAAACAACGATGAATTCATTTATAACTGGCGCAACGAATTAAAGCAAAGCCAAGACGGTGCTTTGTTAGTTGCAAGTCGTATGGCCTCTAGACTCAAAGATAGCGGATTTGGAAAGAATGATGTTATTGAGCTTTTAGCTGTAGAAAACTTTGACATTGAACTTTGTAAAAGAGTAGCTTCTAAGATTTTTGATGCTGTCGAAACTCCTGTGGCTAAGAAAGTTGAAGTTGCTGTAGTCCCAACCAAGTATGCTGATTGTGCTCCTACAATTGAAAGAAACTTGGAAAAATTAAGCGCTAGAGAATTTACTAAGAAACTTTGCTCAGGCCCATATGCTGTTGTTAAGATTGACAGCAGACAATTTGATTCCTGGGTTAGATTAGCTGAACTTGCAAAGACAAGTTCAAATGCTAAAGCAGCTTTGCACACTGAACTTAAGCCTTGGGTAGAAGAGGCTTTATTAAATTCAGTATTGGTTGCTGAGAAAGAAAAAGGCAATATTGTAACAGCTGACAAGAACAAGCAAGTTTATAAAGTTGCTATGAGAAAGGGTGAAGCCACAGTTGATTTAACCTCTGGTACATCCACTTCTGAAAAGTTTACCCAAGGCAACTATGCAACATTTGGATTAGCAGACGAATATATGGTTTCTGCAGTCAATTCTATTTCACCATATGAAAGACTCAAGAGAGCTTTAAACTCCTAATATCTCTCCAACCTAATTATTTCTAAACCCGTCGAAATCGACGGGTTTAGTTTTCTTTTATAAGGTTAACAAATGGCAGAAGAAAAAGACACAGTAGTTAATGCAATAATTCCAGCAAAAGAGAACCTTCCAGCAGAAGGATTGAGGTATTTCAAAGATTTAAAAGAGACTGACGATCCTATACTTCCATTGCCTCATGACTCAATGATGGACTTGCAATATCCTCAGTTTTTTGAAGCTAGATGTGCAATTTGTTCTTCTCCTTTAAGAAATTTAGCCGAACACGTATATCTTGAAAGTGGTAAAAAATCCCAATCAGTTATTAAGTTTTTTGAACGTCATTACAATGCAAAACTTAATTGGTCTCAAGTTTCAACACATATGGATAGCCATTGTGATTTTAAGAAACTTGTCACATCTGGATTAAAAAACTACGAGCAGAGAGAAGAACTAATTGCTCCTTGGATTTTTAGAGAAAACCAATTAGCTCTGACTGCCCTGATGGTTGAACTTGATGACATTCGTGGTATGGATTGTTCCAAAAGTAATGATTTAAAACTAAAACGTGCTGCAATGGTTGAAAAACTTATTAGCAAGATTATAGACCTTAAAGATAGGAGAGATAATCAAGGCGTTTTTGCTTTCAATATTTTTGATATCTTATGGGATTTACACGAAAAATTTAATAGTGAGTATGACAAGAAGCTAGTCAGAGATCAAATGAAGAGTCTTAGAGACAAGCTTAAGCAAGATAACTAATGAGAAAAAATGCTTCTAAAGCCACATTAACACAAGCTGAAATTAGATCGCAGCTTATCCTACAAGCAAATCAAGCACAAGAAAAATTCAAAGAGTCTGAATATGCTGAAGAATTTGCTGATGAAATTGTACCCAATGTAAGAGCTGAAGTTGCCCCTCCATTACAACCTGCAAAGACAAGATTTAACCCAGACCAAATTGTAGATATTGTAAAATTTATTGAACATCCTTATTTCTGTAATCTTAAGCCATATCCATTACAAAGACTTATTCTCAAATGCTTCTACATGGGACAAGAAGGCAATACAGATTTAGTCATCCAAGATATCCCAGAAGAAGAAAGAATTGGATGCAATGGATGTGTCTGGGAATTTGTAAAGAAAAATGAAGAAAAGTCGATTGAAATGTCAAGGCAAAATCGACCATATAAAGCTTCATTTTCGGTTATTAACTCTCCATGCTTAACTTGTAGCCGTATGGACCAAGATATCGTAAAAGAACGATATGAAAACGAGAAAAATAATGCTACAAATCCTGACTCATTAAGAAAAGTAGAAGAACTTGAAACGAGACCATTTATTGATAACTTTCAAACAGAAATGGATCTTTTTGATTCAGAAGAGTTTGACCCGAAATTAAGAGCGCAGATTTTAGATAAATGTAATAAAAGGTTTAAATTTCAAGAACTTGTTTTAGTACTTGGTAGACGTTCGGGAAAATCATTCCTTGTGTCTACCATTGCATTATATGAACTTTACAGATTAATTTGTATGGGTCATCCTCAAGCCAGATATGGGTTGATGGAATTCGATGCTATTTATCTATTGAATGTTGCTAAAAATGAAGAGCAGGCTAAAAATGCTATCTTTAGTAAAATCAAACAAACAGTCTTAGCTTCCCCATTTTTCCAACCATATATTGGAAAAGACACTGAACTAGAAATGCGGTTTTTTACAGAAAACGACCGTAAAGAAAATGAAAGAAGAGAAACTGCAGGGCTCAACTTATTTTCAGGTTCATTAGTACTTAAATGTGGTTCTAGTAGTGCGTCTGGTCTTGTTGGTCTTACTTGTTGGTGTGTAATCATGGACGAAATTGCTGCAATGGCTGGCGATAATCCTGATTCTGGTCTTGACTATGATTTATATAATGACCTAAAGCCTTCTCTTGCAACATTTGGTCGTGATGGAAAGATGATGATGCTTTCCAACCCTAAAGGTCCTATTGGATTGCTTTACGACCTTCATGAAAATAGACTAGAAGACCCTTCAACTCTTGTTATGAGAGGCCCAACTTGGCTTGTTAACCCTAATATTGATAGAGACTTTCTTGAGTCAGAAAAGCTTAAGAATGGTACTGAATATCAAATGCAATATGGGGCTGAATTTGGTGCATCTTCTTCTGACCCAATGTTTTCAGAAGATTCAATCAATAGAATGTTTTCATCTATGTCAATGGTGCCAAGATCTGAAAAACCTACTGAGATGTTCACATATTTTTGTCATATCGACCCAGCAAGAACATCAGATTATTATGCTTTAGCTGTAGCCCATTGCGAAACCATGTGGAGTAGTTTTGGACAAGATGGCAGACCTTTAAGAAGAGTTGTTATTGACCATATTCATTTCTGGAATCCTAAAACTAAAAACCAGCCAATTCCAGAAAAAGAAGTTGAAGATTATATTTTAGAACTTCATAGAAAATTTAGGTTTAAACAAGTAAGTATTGATCAATGGAATTCTCAATCATCAGTTATTAAACTTAGAAACATGAGAGTACCTATTGTTGAAAAAACATTTAATAAACAATATAAAGAAGGCATTTACACCGAACTAGCTACATTGTTAAGAGAAGACAGGATAGATATTTATGATATTTCTGGAGGAAAATATTCTGATGCAAGAGGCAATATTTTACCTTTAGAAGAAATTAAAGAGGCAAAAACACAATTTCTTTTTCTACAAAAAAAATGGAAAGGAAATAGATTTATAATTGAATCTTTGAAAGGTTACAAAGATGATATCTGTGATGCTGTTGCGGCTGTTGCATACGAAGCATATTTTTCAAAGATTATTGATGTATTGCCTAAGTCAAGGTTAATCAATACTGGCACAAGAATAAGATAACTATATTTCTAGCAATTTGGGGATAAAAATGGCCAATAACAACACAAATATCAAGACAGCAGCAGGCTTCGGTGGTGTAGGCGGAGCTGGTTCTGGTGCTTGGTCTCCTGGTGGAAGCCCTATCAGTAAGGGTGGTCAGACT